GTTCGTAGCGTCTTCTTCCCAGACCTTGATCAGTTTTGCTTTCATGGTTTACATCCCGCCAAATTCAGCCAGATATCTCGGCCTCGCTTCTTTTATTGTCTGCGTGATTAAATTCCACGATTTCTTCTGCTCTTTCGTTTGCTCTCGCACCGCCTTCACGACTGGGTCTGCCTGCCGAATCATCGCTTGCACGATCGTCGAATACGCATCCTGAGAACCCGCCTGCATTGCCCCGGCTAGTCGTGGCTCGATTGGCTTTTCCTTCTTCGCGGGATCGCCAGTGAATATGTTGGACAGCGTTCCCATCGCTGCATCGGCTTTGATCTTGCCACGGTCCCACATGCCTTGAGCGGCCATCTGTGCTTCTGCAATTGGAGACTCAAGAGCTTTCCAGAGGGATGAGACGCCTTCGGTTAGTTTCCTTCCGCCGGTTTCTTTTCTGACTTCAGCGTGTGCTTCCTTCACTGTTACCTGTGCCATCTTCGACAACGCAGCTTGAGCATCCTCGGAAACTTTCATCGCTGCAATCTGATCAGGCCCTGGGGCAGCGGCCAAAAACGCGTCACGGGCTTTGTCGGCTTCTGCGCCAAGTCGATCCCACTCAGCATAGACGGCATTTAGATTATTGATGGCCGGCGTGTTGCCTTCAAATCGTGGCTTTGCCTGCGCAGCAGGTGCCGCCGCAGCCGCTGGGCCTTGCAGTTTGCCCATAAGCTCATCAAGTTTAGCTTGTGCTGCTGGCAAGTTTCCGGCCTTTTCTCTGCCCCCCTGCCAGTCGCCTACCATTCGCCCGCCAGCGCCCATCGGATCGGCCATGATCTCCGCCATGTCACCGCTAAAGTTGGCAGCCCCGTTAATCATATCACGAAGCATCACATCCCATTTTGCCGCAATGCTCTCAATCGCAACGTCAAACGATGCCTCAATCACATCGCCAATGAACCCGACCTTGTCCGGCAGCTCGTTGAACTTGCCAAGCATTGCGTTTGCTTGAGCCACCACGTCCTTAATAGCCGGCAGCATACTATCGCCGATGGCTCGTCCAGTCTTTTGGATGCCTTCAATCATCGAATCCCATTGACCGAGCAACGTACTATTGCGTGCGGCCATTGCGCCGTAGAATCGACCGCCCTCCGCTGTCAGTCCTTGCAGTGCTTCTCGCATCATGTCAAAGCTGATCTCTCCAGCCTCGGACATCTTCAGAATTTCGCCCGATGTCTTGCCGAGCGTTCCAGCTAGTGCAGCGACGATACCAACGCCGTTTTCTGCGAACTGCTTAATCTCCTGCCCTTGCAATCGCCCCTTGTTGAAAACGTCGGTGTAGGCTTTGGAAAGAAACCCGAGGCGGTTTGCATCGCCGAGTGACAAGTCACCCAACAGTTGCATCGTGTCTAGTAGGCTGTTTTCCGAAACGCCGGCTGCCATTAACACACGGGCGGCATCGCCAGCAGATTCAAGATTGAATGAAGTGCGAGCGGCGAACTTTTCAAGCTCATCAAAGAACTTCGCAGACTTGCCGACATCGCCGAGGAGTACAGCGAATTCTGACCGCATGACTTCGGCACTGGCAGACAGTTTAACTGTACCAATAAGCATGTCTTTTAAACCGCTAACAGCCCCGGAGACTCCGTTGGCAATTCCGATCCCGCCTGCAACTTCAAACATCCCTTTCGCGGATGGCTGCATTGACTGCATCGACTTCAGTTGAGCCATGCGGTCTTTGAATTGCCGTCGCTCTGCATCCGCTTGAATATTGGTCGCCGCCAGTGCTCGCTTTGATACTCCGACCAGCCGATCCATCTGGATGTTGACAGCTTTAATGGATGCCGCGAGCTTTGCAAATACCGCCGCTGTCGACTTCATGTCAGTCAGTGTGTCGCGAAACGTCTTTGTCATCGACTGCGCTTTTTTCAGCGCAGTCGTGAATGGATTGGCGTTGGCCCCAATCTTAACCACTAAGTCGCCGAGAAATGCCATTAAGTTAACCTCGCTCCTGCGATTTGAAGTGCCGCAATCGCTACATCGTCAGCCACAGTTTTGTCTCTCTTCGGCTCAACCATCCACGGCGCGAACGCCGCTTTCTTCACGTCCTTTTGCCCCAGATACGTAGCAATCAGAACGCATAACCTTGCAAGGATCTCATTCGTCCCGTGATTGCCGATTGGCTCAATCAGATCCTTTGCGTGCCATTCCTCGAACTGAGCATGTGTCATCCGTGACATCATTTCATCGACTTCAATACCACGGGACTCAGCCAGGCGAAGTGCCGTTAACCTTCGCTGGCTGCCTCTAAGTTTTTTGCGATGCTGTCAACGTCCTGTTCTGTGAATCCCGACAGGTTCAATGCGACGTTTACGAGTCGCTCAATCACATCGCTGCGCCGTTTGCCAAGCTGTTCCACCTGATCGATTGTGAACAACTGAACGCCGTCATCGTTTCGGCAGCATTCCACTAGAATGCGTTCACGAATCTGGCGTGCTTCCTTTTTTCGTTGATTCTTTGGGAGCTGTGAGCGGCGGTCTTCGAATGCACTTCGCTCCTCGACCGTCATGCCCCAAATGGGGATGACCTTACCGGATCCCAGTTCAGGAACTGGAACATCCACCTTCTGCCGGTCTAGCACCGGAGAACTCAGAAACTCATCTGCCGTTGCGATTACCCTAGACACTAATCCTCCTCCTCGTTATCTTCTTCGTCTTCACCTAGACCGGAAAGACTTTTCCCGGCCAATAGTTTGTCCATAGCCGTCTTCGCAGCCGCAATCTGGAACGCTGTACGATTGCAGGCTGCATGGCACTCGTCGTCATCCGGAACGGCCAGTCCGTTATGAATCAAAGCTACACAGTCAGCCAGCGGGAACTCATCTTTGCAGATTACTGTTCCCGCTTTGATGACTTTTCGCCCCAGTGCATTCAGCGACACATAAGGCGGATGGCAATTGACATCAGCTGCGATATCTCGAATCGTTTTGCACTTCATGGCGTCACCTCATCAGCTTGGAATTGCAGGGCAGCCAGAGTGCTTCAGTGTTAGTGAAGCGGATAGACCGCTGGACGCATCGCCCGTGATGGACATCCCGACGCCTGCGCACGTCATTGTCATCTCTGTAGAAGACGTGTTAGCGAACAGGATCTTCCAGTTCGTTTTATTGGCGCTGCCGTCTGTGTTCAGGCAGGCTGCGGTCACGAGGTCGCCGATTGCTTGATGCCCCGCCAAGGCCGGATCCCACAGCAGGTCAAACGTGGTTGAGCCACCTTCGACGTAGCCAGTCGGGTCGTATTCGACGCCAGCCGTCCCATCGAGCGTTCGGCTGTCGTAGGTTTCCGTTTCCATTCCATCGACGCCAAACGACACAATCTGAGCGACTGGCGTAAATGATGTACCAGATCCCTGAGACAGAACGGTCCCTTTAACTTTCAGCTTTGCCATTGTGTGACATCCTTAATTAAGTGTTGTAATGGATCGTGAGATCCAGAGTGACCACAAACACACCAACATCAGAGCCGTCTTGAGGTGGCTCATAATCATCTGACTCATCATTGATCAATACAGCTCCGACTGTGTAACTGCCGGCTGTACCGCTGTAATCGTCGATGTAGGTTCTGACTGCATTTCCTAGCGACTCTGCCGTGACAGATGATTTTGCTTTGCAGTCGATATCAAAATCCAAGAACCTTAACTGGCCGGATCCGCCATCGAGCGTTGTGTTTTCTTCGCTACTCATTTGAGTGATGATGATGTGAGGAAATGCCGCGTTCTGCGGGGCTCGCTGCACATAGACTCGCGTTCCACTGATTGCGGTAATCGTGGCCTCTGAGCTTAGCAGTGAAACGAGTCCTGATTTCATCCTCTTGCAACTTCCCTTGCTATTCCTTTGGCAACCCAGTCTCTGATAGTAGAGCTGACTAAGCCTCTTGTGCTCGTCTCAGCTTTTTGCACGTAGCCAGATCGTTTCATTCGGCCCGTGTATTTCTTTTTGCCGCCTGTATTCATGCGAGCTTTATTGCCTCGCTTATGTGCTCCGACTCGTTTCGTTCCGGTGTATCGCTTATCCGTTCCTTCCAGCAGCCACATCACATTAGATACGCCGATTCCGACGCCCTTCTTTTTTTTGCCACGGCCTTTTTCTTTTGCCGCAGCGGCCATCTTTGACCGCTTTGCCTTCTTCATTCCAACGCCGGCCCCGGCTTTAGCAAACGTGAACCCTTTCCACTTTCCTTTACGTGGCCGCTGAACTGAATTTCCTATCGCCTTCCGGGCACTTTTTTGCGTGCTCGGAATCTGCTTCTTGATTGCCTTCGCAACGACTTTCGTAGCTTCTGACAATGCCTTCTTCGTGATCCGGTTGTTGACAGCGTTGCTGAGTGCTTCCATCTTTTTGCGAAGTGCTCTGTCACCGCTGATATTGAACATCACACCGCTCGCTTCGTCTGAATCTCGATTTCCGTATGGTTCAAATCAATGTCAATCACACTCAGGATCTCGTATGTGTTGC